ACCCTATGTAAAACGGCTCTTGAAAACGTTGCCAGCGTTTGTTTAATAACTACGTGGATAATAGTTACTTCAAGAACCTTAAACTAACGAAAGGAGGAACGGCTCTGCTAAGAGGCCTACCTCTAGCTCTAAGCTCCACTTCCCAGTGGTATTTATCTGATCCACTCAGATACTCAGGTCTAAAGTTAAGTGACTCATATTCAATCTGAATGATAGGAAATCTGTTTGGAAGGAATTTCCAAGCACTTTTGTATTGACTAGCATAACTAGATAAAACTAGTTGAGCACGTTCTGCTGACGTTAGATTTTCCGGATACTTACGAAAAGTCTCAGGAAAAACAGCTTTAGCCGCTAACTCAGAGGTATCATTGTCGGGAAAACCAGACTCCCAGTATGCACCTAAAAAATACATAACATCGAAGTCGCTTTTCTCGATATTTAGAGTAATACCATATCTAGATAAAAATCTAGAAACAGTTTCTAAATTTAACTTTCTGTCTACCCCAAAAATACAATCATCGCCGAGAACGAAAACGCTACGCCAATGAGTTTGTTCCTTAAAAGCGTAACCGATCGCTCCGATTAATATTGTATTCACGATACTATCAATTAATTGAGTAAAGTAGGAACCACTTGGCACTCCATGATCTTTACCACAATACAAGTGTCCATCTGGCATAACAATTGGGGTATGGATGAAATAGCGCACGATTTCATTCCAACCGAATTCCTTCATGTCTGCCTCACTGAACCAAGTTGATAGTATCCCAAAGCTTGTAGCAATTAACGAAGCACTAATTGAACTATCAAATTTAGAATAATCTAAGCATAGAATGTGCTTATACATTCTTAAGTTGTATTTCAAGAAAGTGCCAAGTTCGAACTTCTGAAGACCGAAAGCCATAGTTGTCCTGCTATCTAGAAATCTAGAGATTAATGGTCTAGCAAATCTTGCCTCCATAATGGTCATCTCAAGAGGATAACCCCAAACAAGACGAGTCTTATTATTCCGCTGAGTACGCTTATAAGCAATGCAAGGATTAGGTTTCTTAAAACCTTTCCTAACCTGTTCCTCACGATCCAGAGAATATGTAAGACTCTCAAGCTTACTAGTCATTAATGGTAGACCGCTACTTTTAGTAAGTTTTAACGCAGACTTCAGCTCTTCAAAGTCAGTGATTGGTACAAGATTATCACCATGCTTTCCGAAGATACGCTTAGCTAACTTAATGCCAGCAACTATCGCTGGGTCGAATTTAAAACGGCAATGATTAACACTACCGTATCTACCCAAAGCATCCCATAACTGTTGAGGGTCATAGATACTTCTGGGATCTTCTTCCCATTCAATACCTTGTGCTGATAAAACCTTAGCTACATTATCATCGAAAATAATGTGATTGGAGGGTTTAGACATACGAGCAATGTATTCCTTCAAGCCAGCGCGACGGAAAGGGCCATGATCTCGAATACCACTGTTTTCAATACCCATTTCTTTATCCTTGGAGTATCGTAACAGTTAGCACTCTAAAATTTACCAAGGAATTTAGAGTCGGATGCTCATTCCGGTAAACCAGACGAACAATGGTTAATTAGCTTTCAAATGTAAGCAAGTGAAAGAG